AGAGCGGACGCAGTTGTATCGAAACTCGTATTCGCTACACGCGACGCATCGCTGATCGTCTGAAGCGCCGCTGGAATCGCTTGGAGCGATACACCGAATCTCGCGAGCTGCTGCTGAGCGTTTTCAAGCGATGGGATCGACTGGCCCAACTGATTAGCCATCTTCGGTATGCGCTCTAGAGCATCCGCCGCCGCCTTTGCATCGCCAGTTAGTACCGCGAGTGATTCCCCTGCCCGTTGGAACTCTCCGAAGCTCTCGACTGCGGTTATGACGGCTTCTTTCAACGCTTCGAGCGTGAGGGTAATTCCTGCTAGCTCTAAGCCACGCTGCAAGAATTCTTGCAGCTTCGCAGAAGCGTCGCCGGCCGCATCGGATACATCGTGCAGAGTCGGGGGGATCTTCTCGACTTCTCCCGCTGTCGTATCCGCAGCTTGCCCGGTTGCTTCGATCGACTGTGAGAGCTGAGCAAGACTGGCTTGCGCTGAGTCATTGCCACCGATATCTTCCCACGCTCGATTGATCTGGGTTGCGACATCTTGTGCAACAGGGACGATTTTTTGTAGCTCTTCCTCAAGCGGCGAGATATCGCCACCAACTAAGATCTGGAGATCATCCGCCATTGTGGACCGTTGGGAAAGCTGTGGAGAACTGCATCATTTGCGCAAGGTTGTAACGCAGCAACTCGCGGCCGCGGTTACACTGTGCGGTATGGCCGTGGTACTCGTGGAGCCCGCATTCCGGGCAGTGATCCACTTTGGCGGTCGCGCTCTGTCGGCGAGTCGGGACGAACTCTTGAAGCGCGTACGGCTGTGGATGTCTCACTGCATCCCGGTGGACGTTCGCGTACATCGTAACCAGCGCTCCGTCGCGCTCTTGCTGTTGTAGAAACCGCTGAAGTAGTGCGTCGAAATGCCGCGGCGTCAGACTGTAAAACTGGTGATCGCTTAGCCCCAGATCATAGACGCCACACGCCCACATGGTTAGCCAGCGGTCCTCGAAGTCGCCTACTGGACTACTGACTTGGCCGCCTCTGTCTGGGGCGTTGCTTTTTTTAGCGCCTCTACCACTGCGGCCGAGTACTTCGGCAACTCGATCAGGCTGATCGTGTCGGCGATTTCCTGAACCGTCATCTTACAGGAATGAGCGACGCCGGCCGCGATAAGCTGACAGGTTTGCTCCAGCATATCCGCGCCCTTTACGCCCTTGTAGATCTGATCGAGTTCGAGCCCGTACTCTTTCTTCAGCCGGATAATCGCTCCGACCGTGTACTTCAGCTCGATGTCTTGGTCTGCGAGATGTACCGTAGGATAAGTGATCGGATCTGGTTGCATGGTTGGCTAATCATATCATGAACCTAGTGCCAGATCAGCTTCACCAGTACGGTCGAGAGTACGCCAAACGCCGCGGCGAAGCCGTAGGCCCAGGCTACCTTCATTTCGAGTCTATCGACCTTTTCTCGAAATTCCTGTGCAAGAGTTAGCTGGTCGATCCGTTGCTGCCTCAGATCCTCTTCGAGCCGCGTACGCACTTCGTCAGCGAGTTGGCGCGTTTCTAGACGCTGTGATTTCAGATCGCTATCGAGTCGGTCTACTGACTCCTGGCGCGCGTGTACTTTGATCTGTTCGGCAAATTCTGTCTTGATCTCGACGACGCGTAGATGCATCTGATCCATCGCGCGGGACATGTTCCCGAAGTTGGCGAGTAGTGTTATCAGATTCTCGCGGTCTTTACTGGTGAATCCAACTTCACCAAATTCCAGGTCAGCCGGCATAATACGTAAGGGATACCCCGTCCCATTTTTAGACGTTTCTGCAAGACTTTCAAGCTCGCACGTTTGCATACTGGACCGCCTTTCAGTCGGGCTTTCCAGTTATAGGACTCGTACAGCCCTACAGTTATTTCAACAGTTATTCGGTCGCTCCGGGAATCGCTGGGATGCCGGTGCCGGTAATCGTAACTTGAGCCTTGACGACGTTGTCGAACGGCTCAGACATAGAGAACTTGCTAATAAAACCGTGGAGTCCCCACACGGTGCGGGTCGGCGTCGTCGGAAAAGATAGCTGCCAGTCCGCTGTATTGCGCGTTACGAACTGCGCCGTTAGCGCTTGGTGACCGGCGTCGTTCGGCACAAAGTACAGGTCGAACGTCATATCGCCTTGGTCGAGTAGCGTTCCGATCTTCTGACGCCACGGGACGCCTGTTGAGTGGCTCGTTACGTCGATGACGTTGAGCGAGAGACCAGGCCCAGTAATCGTCGATACGTTGGCGACCGGAGACTGGCCGTTGCCGAGCTGTAGAAATGTGTTGATTGCCGGCGACGCCGCTGGCGTCACAACTCCAAAGAGCAACGCGCCGAGCTTGAATGCGAGCAGGCCAGCGAGCGAGATCACAGCGACTAACGAGTAGCCAGTGTGGTGCTGAGCGAAAAACAGAATAGTTGCAAAAGTCAGGTGCATAAGGTCCTCTCTCTACTGGTCTCGGTAACAGATCTTGATGTCGATGACTGCCATGAACAACGGCGGGTCAGTCTGCGGCTCGATCGACATGCGCCGCCCGACAATGTAATTCGGTGACTGGGTGATAACCTGGGGGCTTGTCGGAAGAGCCCAGGCGTTGAACGTTTGGAGTGCGGAAAGCACGGCGGCCGCGAAAGCTTCCATGGTTGCTCCGGACGTCGCTCCGGTCGCCCAAGCGGTGACTTGGAAGCGCGCCCAACCGACAGTACCTTGCTGTCCGGTATCCGGCGAGTGCGAATAGATCGGCACGGTCGAGATGCGCTGGTAGACAGCGGCGGGGTAGACCGGGTTCTGAGGAAGTTGAACGAGGTATAGCCGGTTGCCGATAATCGCATTGACACCGGGATTGCTGACCATAGCGTTCTGAAAAATTTGCTCAAGAGTCATCGCCTCCTTCCCTGAAGGTATGTCTCGCGCTTAGCAGAGACCAATGCTACCGCCGCGTCCATCTGCTCAAAGATACTGTCTTTGATTACTTGGCTGGCTTCATCCCGTAGAGCATCAAAGACTGGGCGCATGTAGGGTTCAGGTATCTGGTGATATCTCCGCCCGAGCGAGTCAACACCGACGAACCCGAACTCGACACGAGCGGCATACGGCGTATGTGGAGCGATCGAGAGTTGCTGATTTTCTGGATCGTCTACGATAGTTTCGGTCTGGATCGAATCACGTAGCGCTCCGGTTTTGACTGGAACCAATTCTTTGGCTTCAGTTTCGAAGATACTAGCTGCTTCAGATACGCCTAGCTTTAGACCTGTGCGGGCTGCGTTTCGCAAGTAGCGTACCCTAAGCGAGAGCGCATCGAGGTTTTCGAACCGTGCGTTCAAGATCATTGCTGGTAGATCCTCAACGCCAGACGCGTCATTGTGTGTTGTGAGTCGTGTTCGACCGCAAAGACGTCATATACTGTTCCATCAACAACTGCGCGGTTCTTCTGAAGGATCACTGGATAGTAGCCGTTCAAAAGATTGTGCCGATAATTCGAAGTGTCGATGCTCAACGGCATACGTATCTCGGCGGCCTTATCTGGCGTTGCCGGCCGGAACACGGCCAACATCGACGGGATATTGACGAGCCCAGGCACGTTTACCCAGTCCGCTTGGTCGGTCTGGCCGAGCGGGTCGACGATATTCAACTGCTGCTGGATCGTGGTAAGCGAGGATAGCGCGTCGCTCTCGATCGCAAGAGCGATCGGCTCGGAAAACTCATAGCTAAGACTCTGATTCATCGTTAGACGCCACTCTGGCGTTGTACCTGCTTCCAGAACCGATCAGAGAAACTGAAGTAGTCGTTACACTGCTCGATAATCATGAACGCGCCCGAGTTATCATCCGTCTCGCGCAACGCTTTCGCTTGAGTTTGCAAGGCTACGGCCGCCTTGGAAGCATCGATCTTGATGTCGAGCATCTGCTGAATCCCAGCAAGCCTACCCTTGTTCGCTGCGAGCGAGTCGAGCAAGAGCGCGGCGACGCGCAAGTAAGATACTGGGCTGGCTGGAAGATTGCGGCCGGCCGCGCCAGAGAACGTCATTGAGCTTTGGAATTGTAGCTGTTGAGCAAGCGTTGCCAGGGCGATCTCTTCGTCTTGAAAGATCGGCTTGGCCGCGTTCGTATCGGCTACCAACAGCCGCGGCAGATCGATCGGCGGATTAGAGAACGGCGGACTCGACAGTGGACCATAAGTAAAGCTCATAAAAACTAAGAGCGCCGCAATTCGCCCTCCCCAGAGTGAAACTGCGGCGCGCCCTGGCATCCTGAGATCACCAGTCCTTTACGATCCGGTCCCGTTCGAAGCCACAGTCGAGCGGCCGTCAATCTGAACGCCGGCAAAAACGGTTACGATCTTCGTATCCGAGTCCATCGAATAGAAATCGCCCATCATGGCATCGACGCCGCCGCCCATCCGCTGCGTATTCGGTAACTTCTGGAACAGTTGCGGCGTTTCGTAGCCGTTGAGAAATCCGACTTCGACCGCGGGACGTTCCTGGAGTTCCGGATCTACCACGAGTCCCCAAGCAGTCTTGCCAGAGGTCGTATTCACGATCGGCAAATACGGATCGAGTACCGGATCGAGCCGCTGGATCATCCACGGCTTGACATTCAAGAACTGAGTTGGGAAGCCTTGCTGGTTCGTCACGCCGCCCTGGTTCTGAACGTACACGTTGAAGGCGTTCATAATGTTGTTGGCAGTGCCTTCGAGTTGCGGAGGATAGAAGAATTTGATGCGGCCGGTTACCAGGATAGGATCGCCGGTCGAGTCGAGCATGCTCGACAAAACGTTGAGAGCGTCGATCATCGCTTGCGTACTTAGCGCTGGATTGTTGCTTGTCGCGCCGTTCGCAATGTTGATGATGTTCTTGTACCCAACGCTGTACAGCGACGTGTTCAAGCCGCTCGACTGAACGAAGAGCCCGGTGATGTACTTGTTGATGCCGCGGTTTGCGGAGATAGCGAGACGGCGGCCGAGATCCCGGAAAATGCCAAGATCGTCATTGACGAACGCGCGCCAGTTTACGCTCGTCATGGCTTGCCAGAGGAACGGCTGATACTGAATCGGCGCGGTAGTGGTAGCTGGCGAGCCGTCCTGAGGGTTCGGCCCAATGAGCGCTCTCTGGGGCGGTGGTGCGGCCGGGTCCATCTTCGTCAACGGCTGAACAACACCGTCCAAGAGATACCGCGAGACTAGGCGGAAATCCCTAAGCGCGTGAATCCTCACCAACGGCTTGTTGGCGATCGGGTACGCGTTGTAATAGCCGTAGTAGATCCGATCAAGCACATCTACGAAGAGCGCCTGATAGTCGGTCACTGACATCGTTTCGCGCAATCCGACCATCATCCCGGATGCTTGCTGGTAGAGAGCCGGATAGAGTCGCCGCAGTTCAGCGACCGCCCACGGATGCCGCGGCGTAATCGCTTCGCGAAGCAGGAATGGATCTTGGTGACCGTTGAGCACGTCGGCATAGAGCCGCGCGGCTTCGTCAACGCGTCGCCGGTGATGACCGTTAGCGTTCCTGGTGGCGGCCGAGAAACCGTCTAGCGTGGCTTCGCGGTGCGCCCACTCGCCGAGTCCTTGCTCGTCGCCCTGGTATCGCGCGCTGGCGTTGAGTTCCGTTACATCGAATAGTTTCATGTGTCTCAGCTCTCCTAGCTCGCGGACAGAATGTTTACCTGGGCAGCCGTATCGGTCAGACCGGCACCGACGGCGACGTAGTTCGGGTCCAGGTTGCCAATTAGCGTACCGGCCGAGTTGGCGTCAATTACGCCGCCAGTCGTAACGTTCGTCGCCGCATCAAGCGTGGCGTTGTTCAAGTAAAGCTTGTCGCCAGGACTGA